ATTTCTCCTCATCCTTCCTTTCCTTCTTCCCTTCTTCTTTCTCTCTCCACTTTTTCCTCCTTTTTCCTCCCTTTCTTTCTCCTTCTCTTTTTTCTCCTCTTTCTTTTTTTTCTTACTTCTTGCTTCCTTTTGCCTTTCTTTCCCTCCTACTAATTCTTCTTCTTCCTTCTTTATCCTTCCTTTTCCTTGTTTAGTCTTCTTTCTTTACTACTTATTCCTTTCCTTTTCTACTCTTTCTCTTTACTTTTCTTTTATTTACTATTCTTTCTTTATTAATTTATGTGGATGGATTTATAGGTAAATAGGCAAAAAAATGTGATATGTGGGGGGGGTGGGATAATATGTGAATAAGATATTATGGTTAAAAAATGTGGTAATTTTTTAGATGGTGGTTATATATATTTTCTGACTATTTCTGATTTTTTCTTTATTTCGTAGAAAGCTAGTTTTAAGCTTCTACTTGATGCTGATAGTGGGGTTTGGGAGTTAGGGAGTGCTATTGAGATTGTATATTCTTTATTAGAAGGGTTAAAAGAGATTTTTAGGAAATCTCCTTTAAGTTTGAGGTCGATTTTGACATTTCTTATTATATCTTCTATATAGTCCATAAATCTCCTTTGATAGAATTGAAATATTGTTCTACTGGCTGATGCAAGTAATATAATTTAAGTAGAGCTAGGAATGCTTTAGTGGTTGATTTTAAGTCTACTTCCAATTGTTGGATTTTGGAATCTGACTTAGGGAACTTGACGATGAAGGCTTTAGTTGGGTAGAGGTTGTATGTTTCTTTGAGTGCTAGGGCGTAGGCTGCTACTTGGTAGAAGTTGTGGACTTTAAGTTTGTTAGTTGTTTTCCAATCGAGTAGGATGAGGTTGTTTTGTTGATCTGAAGCTAATGCGTCGAGCCTACCTCCGAACCCTAGGGATGGGGAAGCAACTGGGATATCTCCTGACTGGAATGTAAGGTTGAGTGAGTGAGTCCAGTTGAGGAAGTTTTTGAAGGCTGCTTGAGCTTGCTGAGAAAGCTGGGGTATTGGTTTTAGGTTGATTAGGGCGTCTATCGCGTTGTGACATTCAGTTCCGACGTCTGCTGCTTCTTTCTTCAGTCTATCTGGGGACTTGAGAGCTGAGGAGTAAGCTTCTTCTAAATCTTCTTCTGAGAGGCTGACCCCTATGGAGAGTTTGGATTCTAGGGCTGACTTCATCGAATCTAAGGCTGTTTTCTTACTCCAATAGGAAAGAGCTCCAGACTTCCCGGCGTCGAGCACTTCCAGAATAGCTGACACAGATGGGAGCTTTTGGTTTGCTACTTTGTAGAAATGACAAGTCTTAAATCCTACTCGCTCCTCAGAGTAATCGATCTGGAAATTTGGGGACAAATTGATCAGAATCCCTCCCAATCGGGGATTTGGGACTCTACAAATTTTACTGCTTTAGGGAAGTTAGGGTTGCTAGCAAATTTCATTGCCAACTCGGACAGGAGTCTAGCTAAAAGGTCTTTGTAGATACTCTGGTCCTCAACCAGTTGCTTGAGGAGCTGAGCTGTGGACTCTGGGTCGGATATGAACTTTGGGGCTAAAAGAAACGCTATTCTCCTTCTTCCCTGCACAGATTGCGACAAGTCTCTAAGTAATTTTAAGTCTGAATTTGACAGATTCATTGTTTTTCCTCCTTGTTTAGATTTAACGACTCTGATTGTCTTCCAAACTCTGCTATCAGGATTGAATCGGATATCCCTGAGTTGGGAGCTTCTATCCCGAACCGCTGCCTGACTACCTCCAGCGACGCTTTCTTCAGCTGCTCCTTCTTCAATCCTTTGGGAAGCAAGGCGGACTGCCAGGCTTTGCTGTCCACGAACTTGTACGGGATGCCAATCGCTTCCAGAACTATCAGCGTGGCTTCTAGGCAACGGAGCGCGGAAGCCGTCGCTTTGAACCTGGTCGGATTCACCATCGGACGCTCAAGGTACGCAATCGAGTCCTTGTACGGCAACAGGAGATCGACCAACTTCGCATAATCCACCCTGGAAATGAAGTGCGACTTCTTCTGGTAGTCCAGCACGCTCTTTATCGGGGTGTTGATGTGGAGTACAACTTCTCTGGTATCCAAAGTTAGGACGGCTATCCCTCCAGTCACACCGTTGTCTATTCCTATTACGTATTTCATCAATTCCTCCTGTTAGGAAAAGTAAGAAAGATCTTGGGATACTTCTGTCAGGAATGCCCAGATCCTCTTTTAGGAAATATCTTGTCTGCCAAATCCAACAATTCCTGGAAAGTCAACCCGCATTCCCTGCAATTGTCGTCCACTGGACATTCAAACAAGAGAGGGCATTTCCCTATCGTTTCGAATTCTTGCTTGTACAATTCCAAAGCTTCCAACTTCGGCATGTCGTACAGCTCCATGAATACTTCCAGCCATCCATCGGGTTTCCCGGCGGATACGTTGCATTCAAAGCAAACACCCTTCTTTTCTCCAAAGTATTTGCCTCCAAGCTTTTTTATTTCTTTTTTTATCTGCCTGGCTTTCATCCCATCTGGGATTCCAAGTTCTTTCCCGCATTTTTCACATTTAATCATAAAAGATAATTATACTATTTTTTTTGAGAAAAGTCAAGTATTTTTATAAGTCAATCCCTTGTTGTTCATCTATGTTTTTTTTCTTAAAAAAATCTATAATTTTTTTAAATATATTTTTTCTTTCTTCTTTTTTTTGGAAATGCTCTAACATATATTTTGCCGCAGAAGAAATAAAATTTTCGTATTCGGCCAATCCATTAAAAATAAAAATTTCTCTTACAAACAATTCCCCATTATGAAAAATTATCTTATTTTGTATTACGAAATCTCTAGCTAAAACATAGTTAAAGAAAAAATCATAAACATACTCTTCATCTAAAAACTTCCCGGTTTTTATAAAATATTCGTCCCTAAGTTTTTGAGTTATTTTAATCAAAACTTTTACCCCTATGGAATCATTATCTTTTATTTTTGGTCGATTTATTAATTCCAACAATGTTTTAGCTTGATCATAATTTATATATAATATATCGCTATATATTCTTTTGTTTTTTACATAATATAGTCCGCATTTTACTAATTCTTTCATTTTATCTATATCACTAGTTCTGTCTTCAATTGCCCTATTAACTAAATATCTATCTTCGACAAATAGTCTCTTTCTTATATCGTCATGTATTTTATGATATATCCCTATGTCTATCATAATAGTTTTTTTATATTCTCCTCAATTTGTTTATTTAAACCTTCCCATAATTTCTTGTTAAATCTAGAAAATATCTTCTTCTTCAAGATATACCAAAATAGTTTTTGCTTTTATTTTATGGCTTTTAAAAATGTTAAATAACTTCTTGGTTATAATTTCTTTGTAATTATCTTTCCATTTTAAACAAAATATTTCACTTCTGAATTCAATCTCATCTTCATAAAAAATTACCTGATCAAAAGAAATTTCCCCAATATTTTTTATTTTGATATTGTTCTTATTCCATGGAGTCCCAGGGATTTTATACCATTTAGTTTTTGAAACGATATCAGTTACTATTAATATGCTTACTTTGTGCATAAATTATGAGATGTCATCATAAGACTCTTTATATATGCTATATTTTTCATTGGTTATTTTTTCAATTATTTCTTTTCTTGAAAAATAACGATTAGGATTTTCACCTAAAAATTTTATAATCATATGTCGAAGTTCTTCATTATTATTCATAGTTAGGATTTAATACCTTCATACTTAATTTCCTTTTTATCAAATCACAAAAAGTATATTTTTTAGGCCTTACAACAATCCCTTCTCTTTGGGTATTGGTATTGGCATAACAGCCGGAGCTCATAGACACTAAATAATCAATATTCCAATCTTTCTTGAATTCTCCCTCATAAATTAATGGGACTGTCTTTAATCCTAATTCTTTACAAATAGAAACAATTTCGTCAAATCCCAAATATTTTTGTCCAGGGACATCAAAGATATCAAATACCATAAAATCTATTCCTCTTATCCCAAGCGGGTTCGTTTGTATCTTTTCTCCAAATATTTCGCCTTGTATAGCTATTTCCATTTTAGAATATTTTAACTTGTCTCCTATCCTATATTTCTTCTCTATTTCCCAATAGGCATTCTCTCCGTATTTTATTATATAATTTCTGCTACATACATTAAATTTTGCTTCATAATAAAAGAATGTCGCTGATGTCCCATCTATTTTTTCTGTTATATATATATCTCCATCAATCTTTTTAAATTCATCTAGTAATTCTGGCTTTGACTGGAGATTGATTTCATCTGTTTTTGGGATATAATATGGCATAGGGCCTTGCGGTTCTCCTTTAATAGTTATATCTATAGGTTTTTCCCATTTTTGAATTCCAAGGTCAGAAGTAACGTCGTCTCCTTTCTGTACTTCTTTTTTAAGCAAACTTAATGGAAGAATCAAACCAACTGATAATACTCCCTTCATTTTGACAGGTCTCAATCTGTTCCCAACTACCCCGTTATAGAATTTAGGTTTGCCCTTAGTTAAAAATGGAGCTACATCATGAGGTACCCAAGTATCAGGCTCAACAAATATTACTAAATCTCCCGGTTTATATAATCCTTTTTGAACTATTACTTTCCATCCCTTACCTTCTAATTCTGCAAGTTCTATTCTATCAGCACCAGATATCGGGATAAGATTTTTTATCGTTTGGATTGTCGCTAAGTTCATTTTATCCCTCCTTATTTAATTATTATGATTAAAATTGACGTACTCTGCACGACTAAAGTCGGCAGATTCTTTCCTGTATTGCTACAGGCTACATTGCATATTCGGTTTATACCGATTACCAATGGGGGACGCCATAACCCCAACTACTTGGTTTTCACCAAGATACTTTTTACGTCCTAACCACATGACTAAAGTCAGTGGCTTGCGGACGCTATAGTTTATGTCATTTTTTCTTTTATACAAATAGGCTAACTTTACATCTCCATCGTATAATTCTTCTTTTCCATTATTTTTAATCCATCTTAAATTAGGCATATCACCTCTTTCAATACTTTATATTTTTGGTATTTAATGTACAAAAACAAGGACCCTTGTCTTTTGTAGAACAATTTTTACAAGAGTCATAAGCTTCGGTACCATTTGTGGTGGTATATTGGATAAAAGAAATAGAATTAAAAGAATCTAAAAAAGAATTTATTTTGTTTTTCATTTCATCTGCTTCTTTTTTTTTGTTTGGATTTATTTTTATATTTTAATTTCACAAGCTCATCTATCATGAAATGAAAAGCTATTTTTATATTTTCTATTTCCATATTATTTCTCCTCCCAATAATTAATTTTTCTTTTGATTATTTGAGCATAACACATAGTAAAATCAATTGCTTTTTGAAAAAGTCTATTTTTCTTTTTGTATCCCCTTTTAAGTAAATATTTCTCTGCGTCTTCTTTATTTAAAAATACTTTATCTATTTTATTATCTCCTTTGGTTGTATCGCTTAGAACAACAATATAAACGTCGGAATAATTTATTTCATATACAAATGATCCTATAGGGTATTGTTTTTCTTGGCTCATATTCGTTTCCTCCTTCATGTTCATTACAAATTTATTTTATATTTTTTTTGATTATTTGTCAAGAGTATACAAAAAATGTTTTAAAAAGACAATAAAGAAATAAACAAAACCCAATAAAACAAAGACAGAAATAAAATTAAATATTATTTCCATATATCCCACATTCAAAATGAATAAATTTATCTCTATGTATACCTGGGATTTTCCCAAATTTTTTTATCTCTTCTATATGTTCCCTAGTCCCATATCCCGCGTGTTTAGAGAATTTAAATTGAGGATATTTCTGTTCAAGTTTAGCCATCAACCTATCTCTAAAAACTTTAGCCACTATACTTGCGGCTCCTATCTCATAAACCTTTTGGTCTCCCTTTTTTATTGCCTGTTGCCTAAAAGGGAAGTTCCCTATTTTAAATTTTCCATCAACCAAAATACAATATCTATCCATATCGACTATATGCTTAATCAGCCTACCGGCAGAATCCCTAAGAACTTGCTGATTAGCCCAATTAATGCCAATTTGATTTATTATATTTGCAGAACGGCAAGAAATTGCAATTATGGCATGCTTTCGTATTTCTTTATCAAGCTCTTCTCTTTGTTCCCTGGTAAGCATTTTAGAATCTTCTATCCCTTTTATTATAGGGCTTCCATAAGGGAACAATACCGCGCAGGCGACTATCGGTCCGGCGAAACATCCCCTTCCTACCTCATCCACGCCTATTCTCGTGAATATTTTCGGTTCCATTTTATTACCTCCGCTTTACATTTAAAGCTTATATTCCTGGTAGTGTTAGATTTGGAGAAAGTAAATATGTCTACCCAATTCTTCATCTTAGGATTCATAGTATCTTCTAAAACATAATATCTTCCTCTTACTTTAACCAAATCTCCAAAATTGAGTTTATGTTTTTTTATTAAATCTCTAGATAGAGCTATAGCTCCATTATAAACAACCCTTCCAGATGCCATTATATTAGGTGTGGAATCAGTCTCTTCGGGGATATTGGTATAATAAGAACACATTAAATTATCTAATTTGATAATTTCGTATGCTTGGGATTTAGTTGGGATATATACATTGACTACATTAAATTCTCTAAAATTTAAGTTTTTATTCTTTCTATTAACTATAAAACTAAGCAATATTATTAAAAAAGCTATAAAATATAATAGTAATTTGTATTTTGTTATTGCCCTTATTATTTTCTTTTTTCTTCTAAAATATCTCTTTCTTTTCATTTATCCCTTTCATTTTCGAAAAATGGATCTTTTCTTTCTTTTCATTTAGGATATACTCTCCAGTTGGCTTGATTATACATCCATCCTCATCAATATAATATCCTAGTTTATTAATTATATTAAGCTTTAACCCAAGCATAGTTAGTTTTTCCGCCTCATTCATCGATCATCCTATAATCTTTTTTATGTTTGATTCTTCCCTTCTTTGTTTTGAATATCCTAGTAGCAGGGTTTATATTACCCCAAGTTTTCCTGACTTTGATGTTAGTTTTAAAATTTTTCATATCTAATAATTTTATCTTTTTTTTAAATAATTGTCAAATTTTCGTTCTATTTCCTTCTTCTTTCCCCTTCCTTCCTTTCTTCCTTTTCTCTTCTCTTCTCTCTTCTTTACCCCCCAGAGCGCCGCCCTTTTATGCATGTATGCATGCCGACTGATGACTAGAGAAAAAAGATATATATATATAAACTAATACTTAGTCTATATACTAATACTTCCTCCAGCTACTTCCTCCCTTCCTCCTTCTTTCTTCCTTCTTTCTTTCTTCTACTTCTTTTTTCTCTTTCTCTTTCTCCAGAGAATTAGAGAAGTAGGAGAAGAGAGAAAGAGGAAGGAGGGATAGGAGTGGTGGAGAAGCAAGCTAGCTAGAACCCGCATCAGGAAGGCCTAGGATAGGTCCAGGATGAGGTTTTAGCTATTTAGCTAGGTGGAAGTATTCTTCCCTTCTTTTTTGAGCTAGGAAGGGTATATATCCTTTTCCTCTAGTCAACGTGTGGCGGTTGCACACATTGCATAATTTAAGTGAGAACAAATAGCTGCCTGATCCCTCCTACTATCCTCATCCCCTCTTTAGCTACATTTGAGCTAGAGGCGGAACCTGGCAAGTGGGCATGCATAAGGGGTCGTACCGCATCCTACGCCGATGGATGTTACCTACCCAGCCTTGGAGCCTTATATTCTGGGGGTGCTTACATCGGACAGGTCAGACTATGAAGACTTTTCCTGTTGTTCAGATTCGGGGACTGATAACCACCGTTGTCTACGAACGGGGCCAGTGGCTTTGGATTAGAGAGGGAAAGCTCGCTTGATTGAAACCTCTTTAGAATAAAAATTATACAAAAAAAGCAGCTGGATGTCAAGTCCAGTCTAAAATTTTAGAATAAGCCTTCGTTTTGGCTCATGTCAGGCATTTGTTCCGGCTCTAAAGCTTTTATTGTGAATTTGTGGAACTTTATTCTACCTGCATCTACAAAAGCTTTTAATTCTTCTTCTGTGTAAATTTTTCCTTCCTCTGATCTGAAGCCTAAGGACATTATTAATCCGTTGTCTCCATCGTCGAGTAGGACGTTGATTCTGTTCATCGGGACTTGTATTCCGAGAAGTTGGGACATGATTTTAGCTGTTGACTCATGTCCTACTCCAGAAATTATTTCTCTGTTGGCGAATTTGCTTTCTAATATAAAAGATTTAGCCGCTTCTAGAGAGAGCGGTCTAAATTCAACACCACAATCTCTCGAGATCATGTTTGTTGAGAATGCGTTCAAGATGTATGTTTTCATATTTTTATTTTTCCTCCTTTCAATTGTCTAATAATATTATATTTTTTTTAAATTAAACTCAAGTTCTTGTCTTTGATTTAAAAAAAAGATAGTTAGTATATGACAGGTATTGAGTTGATAGGAAGATTAGGAATAGACAAAATAATCGACGAAGAGATGATAGAGGACGATGTGAAAGAAGAAGAATTTAACTTGTACATGCTGAATCTGTATAAGAAAAAAATAAACATGATTGAGGATTTAAAAGAATGGATGCAATTCTAGATTTCCTTATAAAATACGAAAAAGAATTAAATTCTTTATACAGGGATATTAAAAAAGAGGATTTCCCTTTTTCGTATATAAGTAAACATATAGTTTCTTGGAGATTGAACAAAGATATAGAATATCCTCTAAATATTCTAGACTTTATACTTAGACATTTTGGGGAAATGAAAAACTTTTTGGGAACAATCATTCCAGACAGGGTTGTTACATATTTGAGTAAGTTGTCCGGGATGTATTTAGAATTGCTTGCGGATGAGGATACCTACCCGGAATATGAAAGATATCAGAAAGAGGATTTCTCTCAGGCTGAATCTGCTTTCTTAAAATCCAAAAAAATGAGACCTGAGGATAAAAAGAAAGTAAAGCCTAACTCTATGTATCACAAATTGTTTTATGAAATAGCTTCTGATCCTAAATATTTGGCCAAACACTTAATAGAAAACCTTAGCTTACCAATAGAAAAAGTAATGCATCCAAGTGTTAAGAATGAGTTTTTGAAAGATTTAAAGGGTAGAGATGTAGATTTGTATTATAAATATATAAATAGATTTGAGAAAGATAATGTAGGCGACAAGGAAAGATTCGAATTGGCGATTAAGAATATAGAATCCGAAATAGGAGAAGAGTTGGTCAACAGAATCAGAAAAGGGCTTAAAACTTATCCCGGGGATTCGGATAAAGAAAGACCTTTGGCAAATTTAAGAAGAGTTTATAAAATGGTATTTAACAAATTAGCTAAAGATAATGCTAAACCGATAGAATTAGTTAGAGCAATATTAAGACAATTATTGCAAAATCCTATAGTTACTTCTTTTAAATTAGCCCCATTTTTCTCAACAGACATAATAGGAGAATATAAAGATTTGTTTGTTTCAGAATTTGAAAATGTATTCAACCAGATAAGGACGATAGATGGGTTTAGGTACAATGATAATGGGAAATTTGATATTCCCATGAATTCTATTTCTAGATTAATTGGGATTGGGATGTTAAACAAAGAAACAGCTAAAAAAATTTTATTGAATTTAATTAAAAAAGATGCTACTGGAGAAGTTATAAAAAGAGCCAAAAAATCTGGGTTGGAAGATTTATTGTATGAAATTGAAGGTTTGGTTGGTGAAAATATAAACGAGTTCAATATATTAAAAAGACCTATCGAGGATCCTAAATCTTTTGAAAATTTAATAGAAAAAATAAATTCAATTCAGAATGAGCGGATTGCAAAGAAGTATATCCACTATTATATCATTTCTTTATTTAATAATTCTAAAGAATCTATGTTTGATTTGTTGAGAAAAATAGTAGATGGATATAAAAAAATAAAAAATGATTCCGCAAAAAATTTCTATTTTCGTTTTGTTGATTTGTATTTTAAAAAACATGTTTATACTAATTTGGAAAACTATGTAAAAGATATTGTCTATAGAGTAGGGGAGTTGAATGAAGAGGAAATTTCTTTCCTCAAAAAATTAATAAACTTTAATGAAATAGAAGTTAATTCTCCCGAGATGGCGGCATTTGTTTATGTTATTTACAATAAGGATAAAAGTATAAACAAAGAATCTTTAGTTAATTTTTTTGAAAGAATATTTAGAGAAAATGACCCCAATAACATTAGAGCAAAGATTGAATCTTTTTATAGAATAGTTTCTGAAGCCGGAGTGCATTTGGATGATATTCGTCACTTAATAGATCCAATTAATAATAAATTTTATCCTAAGTCAACTAAAGCAGAGGATTTTATAAACATATTAAATCTAAGGGAGGCAAAATGATAATAATTAAAGCGATAGAAAATATCGGAGAAAAATTCTTTAAAAAAAGTTTTGACAACATAAGAGATGAGGTAGAGCAAGAAATTATTAAAGATAGCAAAACCTCCTTTCAATATCTAAAATATTTATCAAAAATAGGACAAATGCCTTTATTTAAAAATTTGACAAAATTAATAAAATCTGCGGAAGATTATTCAAAAGAAATCCCTCCAGAATATCAGGAATATTATTCAAAAGAAATCTCTATGGGGGATATGATTGAATTTATAGGAAATGACCCTAGGTCTCAAAAGCAATTTGAAGGTATTCAGTATTTTCATCCTGTTCTTTTTAGAGAAATAGGAAATGACCCTAGGTCTCAAAAGCAATTTGAAGAGGAGTTTTTCCAGGAATTAGAAAATAAAGAAAGAAAGCAAGAAGATGGTTTTATTATTAATGACGACAAAGATCTTACGCCAATATTTGAAAAGTCAAAATTATTTATGTTCCAGAAAATAAGCGAAGATGACATGAAAGAATTTATAGAATATATAGCTTTAGCGATAGCCTCCAGAATTTCGTCTGTTAAAGAGTATTCAGAAAGGTCAAACGTAGAAGAGCATTTTATTTCTGAAGTAAATCCTTTTATTGATTTTAAAGAAAAAGATATTAAAAGTTTTGCGAACTTTTTTGCTGGGATTAAAGATGAAAAGAGAAGAGAAATAGTTTTTAATGAGGTTGTTAAGAGTACTTCAAAGATTGTTTTTGGGGCTTATTCTTATAGATATTTTTTGAATTTTGTAAAAGAAAAAAAACCTAATTTGTTTAAAAATTTTAAAACAGAGATTTTGGACTTATTAGAATATAAAATTAATTTTGATGCATTAGCAGAAAGAACAAATACTCCTAGAACAAAATTAGAATTACAAAGATTTAATAAATTTATTAAATATATATCTGACAATATAGTAGATTTAGATATTCCTAAAATAAAAGAGATGGCGAATAAAATTAGGGAAGCGACATTAAGTGAGAAAATAGAATCTTTAAATAAAAATATGATAAAAGATACAGTGATTGAGTTATTGTTTATAAGTGAATTAGGCTTATTTTATGAAAAATTTCTTGGTAAAATAAATAAGGAATATATTAAGTCTGTTGTATTAAACAAAATAGTTAAAAAATATAATTTACAATTTGCTTATAAGGATTGGACTCAAAGTATGGCTAAAGGAGAGAATGTTGAGTATTCTTTTGATTATAATAATAAAATATGGGGCAGGCTGGATTTATCTGATAAAAATGCATTAAAGTCTGTTTTGAGAATGTTGGTTGAAATGATTTTGCATCCAGACCTCTTTTCAGAAAAAGAGATTATAGAGTTATTAGATCGTGTTTATAAAAATAAAATTAATATTTCAAAAAATAAAGATATATTAGTGGATAAGAAATTTATATCGGACATAGCCCTCCACGCTTTAGGACAATTAGGCCACTCTGGGACATTTGCTGATGAAGAGTGTTCAATATTTCTATTTAAAAACATAGTTGAAAGATATAAAAAATCTTTTTCATTACCTAGATATGGCCAATTGGTTTCAGATATATATAAAGGGGTATTAAATTCTTTTTTTAGATATGGGAAAAATTTCGAAAGACCTTTACCGCAAACATTAGCTGTGCTTGTGGATTATAGATATAGTGATTTAAAAAAAGATATAGATAATTTTGGGTTTCATTTTAAAAAGTCTATGGGGAGATTAGATTCAATAATAAAAAAATTAAAAGGATTTAAATTAATCGATGAATAATAAATTTTGCCCAAAATGTTATCAATATATGTTGCAACATAATTTAATATCTCCTATTATTCCATTAGATAATATAGTATTTAGATGCTCTGTCCCTATATATACATCTGATGGATGTGGGGTACCTACTGTTTTAGTTTGGAATTGTGATTTACAGAAATATGAAGAAATGACTCAAAAGGAATATGAATCGAAATATGGATTATGATTTAATAAAAAATAAATCTCCGATAGAAATAGTGACCGATCCAGAGAATATTTTTTTGAATACCTATATCCATTATTTTATTATGGAGGCCCCTTTTACTGAAAAGGATGTTATTGATTATAAAAAAATACATTCCGCATATATGTTATTAGTAAGAATATTTATGGAATATGGTCAAGAGATTAAAATAGATTTAGATAAAAAATATTATGAAGATGCTGTTAAGAAAAAGATGATTAAACATAAATTTTTGAGACCTATTTGGAAAGCAGAATGTATGAATAAGGTGGCATACGGATGTAGTTTGGCTGAAGCTATTTGTAAATTATCTATAATATTAAAATTTAATTTAGAGGTTTGATATGGATATTTCGAAATCCGAAAATAGAGTAAAGATTGAAGAATTCATATTAACTAATATGGATGAGATGTCCCCAGAACAGATGTCTATAAAATTGTATGAGACATTGGGGATATCTGTCCAACCTCACGAAATAACCGATTATATTAAAAATTATATTAAAAAAGGAAATAGTCTCGTATCAAACATGACAAAAATGGTAGATGATGTATTGTCGGCAAATATAGATGATAATGTATTAGAAGCTACGAAAAAATTTTCTATTTCTCAGATAAATGAAGAGTTTAAATTAATATATGATAGAATAAAAAGTTTATATCAATTAGCAAAATTGGATCCAGAAAAAGCTAGTTATGATAAAAGAATTACTGATTATTTAGAAAGAGCCAATCAGCTTAGGAATATAATATCAAAAGATTATATAACAGAAATAAAAAACAATTTAATGTTAGATATAGGGAAAAGAATTGTTCTTTCCGCTATAGCCAATTTTATACCATATATCCCAGAAGACAAAAGAGTTGAAGCTAAAGATAAATTTATGAATTCTTTGTCTTTTTTGTTTAATAATTATTCCGAGATAGAGCCGGAAGAGGTTTCTAAAATAAAGAAAGAATATGGCCAGACCGAGGAAAGTAAATAAGCAAGAAGCGTCTTCTATTTTTGATCAGATACAGAAAGAAGCCGCAAAAACTTTAGTTGAAGCTAATCTGTCTAATTTATCTGAAGAAAAAAGAAAAGAAATAATTGCTGAAGGTGGGGATTCTATTTGGGAATCTGAAAATATTTTGAATTTTAGAGATTTTATAAGATCGCCTGAACATATGAATTTTCCAGAGTTGTCTGATAGACAATATGCCGTTTCTGATTATATTCTTGGGGATGACCCCAAAAAAATGTTTGACAACAATAGGAATACAGCGGTTTTGGTTTGGGGGAAGGGTTGTGTAACCGAAGATTGTGAAATATATACGGCTGATGGAAAAAGAATAACGGCTAAAGAATCTTTTGAAAAAAATATCCCGTTTTTTTCTTGGAGTTATTATAATGATGAGGTAAGGCCTTTTTTGTCTACTCCATTTATTAAAAAAGATAGAAAAGAACATTGTTATTTTATTATAACATCTAATGGAAATACTATAAAAGTTTCTGAGGATCATCTTTTTTTAAGCAATGGAGAATGGGTTAAGGCAAAAGATTTAAAGGTTAATGATAAAATAGATAGTGTAATTTGGTATAGTATAAATAATTTACATCCAGATGTAACAGAAGAATTTGCTTATCTTAATGGTGTTTTGTATGCTATTAATAATAATGGATACTTTGAGATAAAAGACATAAAAATATATGAAAAATTTAAAGAATATTTAGATAAGAATAATTTTGTCGGTCATATATTAAAAAATGGCGTCCTTTCTGAAGAGGCAAAAAAATTCCTTTTATCGAAAGGTTTTAATTTTGATTTTAACAGAATTGACCTTAGGTTTATATTTACTAATAAAACTTCGAGGTTAAGTTTTCTTAAAGGTTTTTTGCAAAATGAAAAAAACAAAAAAATATCTATTGATTTATATAGAGATCTAGATTTAATGTTTAGAAGTTTTGGTATAGTATTAAGATATGACTATAGAAGAAATATTATAAAGAATTCGTATTATAGATTACTTAAAAATATAAAAAATATAAAAGAAAAAAAGCCTAAAGTAATTCAAGAGAAAATATGTAAAAAAATATATATGGGGGAACATTGGGTTTATACCCCAACTGTTCCAATATCTAAAAACTATATAATGTGTAATTTTATAAATCACAATAGCGGTAAAGATACTATTAGCGCCTTGATTCAATTATATATAGTATATGTATTATTGCATTTAAAAAGTCCGCAAGCTTTTTTTGACAAGGGACCACAATCTAGTATAGATTTGCTTAATATAGCTAGCACGAGAGAGCAAGCTCAGGAGGTTTATTTTCAATTATTAAAAAAGTTTATTTTAAATTGGACTTGGTTAAAAAATAGGTATCAATTGACTGTTAATGGTAGATTTTTCTCTGCGCCAGCTAGCCAAGATGCTATAGATATTTCAAATAAAGTGGTAATTACTAATGAGTCAATAATATTCCCTAAAAATATACAAATGTTTAGTGGATCGTCTGAGGCTGATTCTTCTGAAGGTAAAAACTTGCTATGTTTTGTGTTAGACGAGGCTGATGCATTTAAATCAGGGACAAGTAGAAGCGCAGAAAAAATTTATAGAGTATGTAGAACATCAGCTTTCTCTCGTTTTAAAAATAGATTTAAAGGATTTGTTATAAGCTATCCTAGGTCTGAGAAAGGGTTTATTCTTTCTTTATATAATTCAGTTAAAGATGATATCCAATATTATTGTGATAGAGCCGCTACTTGGGAGGCATTGCCCCCTAGAATGTTTTCTAAGGATACATTTAATTTTAATGGAGTAGATATCCCTATAGATTTTTACGAAGAATTTAAAATGGACCCAGTAGGTTCTCAGTTGGCTTACATGGCCGTGCCAGTTGAAGAATCGAATAAATATATAGAAATAGAAAATTTGACTACCCCATTTGCTGAAAAAGAAAGATCCATTTTTGAATTTAAAGATTATATAAAACAAGAAGTGGATGGGAAGTATGTTTGTAAAGATATTATATACACTCCATCAAAAATGCCCGCCGGGCATTATTGTATTTCTTTTGACTTGGCTGTTAAAGAAGATAATTGTGCTGTTTGTTTGGCGCATTTAATAGAAGATAAAATAATAATAGATTTTGTCACTGCTTGGGTCCCTAGGCCAGACGATAATATAAAAGTATCTTTGGCTAATGTTAATAAGATTGTCCAGGAAATGAGTGAAAAGGTGAGGCCATCTATAATAGGTGGAGATACATGGAATTCGGCTTTATTATGCCAAAACCTCCAATCAAAAGGGTTTAACGCAAAAACCATTAAAATAACCCATGATGATTATTTGTTATTTAGGAGGTTTTTATTGAATGGGAATGTTTTTATTCCAAAGGATACGTATCTAATTAACGAGATAAAAGATTTGTATTATGAGAGATATGATAAAGTAAATCACCCAGATGGGAAGCACGATGATAGATTCATGGCGTGTTTGATAGCTTTCAAATCTTTACTAAGCTTAAATGTTAAAAATACAAATTTAATGTTGGAGGGAGAATTTGTTGGAGACAATCTAGCAACTTCAGATGATTTTGTAGATTCCGAGAGTTTGGAAGAAAACGGTATATTTATAGATAGTAAGTTTATGATTAATTTGGACGATCCTCCAGACAAGAAATACCGTATTATTTAAAAAAAATATAGTCTTATTAGTATGAAAGTAATTGCAATAATTAATTCTATGCCTGGTCCGATGGGAGATTATGGATTAGTAGAAGATTATGGATATCCTAATATAGAAGAATATGGGATGGATTTGGGACAAAGAGATAATGATTTATTTGTCCCATATGGTGGAACTGGCGGGACTATAATAAATGAAGAAATACCCAATATTAAAAAAATACTTTTGGATTTAAGAAATATAAAAATTGATGAAGAGTTGCAAAAGGAAATAGATAACCTTAAACTATATTTTGATGTAGAAGTGGCTAATTCTGATGAAGAATTTAATTCTAAATATAATAATTCTTTTGACGTTGTTATAACTAATGTATAGGAGGAACAATAAATGATTAAGGAAACTTTAAAGAAAGTTTTGGAATCTTTTAAAAAAAATATCTATAATATAATAACAAATTTAAGTATAGATGTTACGCAAAAAGTAACAATTAAAACATATTCATTAATAGATTTGGCTGTAAGTGTTATATTGGAATATTTATTAAATGGCTTAATTCAAGAATTCGATAGCAATCCCTATAAAAAAATGTTAATAGTTAATTCTTTTGAAAAAAATAAGCTAGGTTTGTCTACAATTGTAAGAGATGAAATAAAAAACATCTTAAATAACAATAAGGACATGGAATTTAAAGATTTATTAATTAGTTTTGCACAAGGAATTGATGATAATTTCATTGGGATCTTTTTTAGTAATTTAGATATAGAAATGTCAAAAGAGAAAAAGGTTTTGATTAACTGGGCAATAGTACGGCAAAGTTTAGAATCTCAAAAAAGTCAATTAATTTATATTAGAACGTATCTGCATTCTTTGTTAAAAAAGATGTTGCCTATTGATTATGTTCAAAGTTTATTATATAAAATTCTTAATATTTATAGAAAATATGTTCATGACGCTGAAGAATTAGATATAGATTTGAGGAATAGATTTATTAGCTATGTTAGTTCTCTTAAAAGAGTATCTGATAACACTCCAGTGCTAAAAGAAAAAATAGAAGAAATGCGAAAAGCTATTGGGAAAAATGATTCTAATGTCGCAGAAATATTTATGGCTTTATCTAACCATCAGAAAATTATAAGTGGGGTAAGCCGAATGTATATCCCTGCAAATAGACTTCATGACGAAGAAACGGCAAATTTAGTATTTTATAATTATACTAAGATTAATAATAATTTAGAAGAATTAGTAAAGATTTTAAGTGAATATACCGAGGATTATCAAAAGGCCAATGATATATTTAAGATAGTTTTTGGATCGGCCAAATTAGAAGAAGATTTAAGGCCATTTTTAGTGAATTACAAGGAATTTGAGCTCCAGGATGTGGTTAACATTGAAAATAAAATAGAAGAGACGATAGAACAGTTAGATGTAGATAACGTTGCGACAAAAATGGAGAATATATTAAAAGAATTTGATAAAGGCGCTTTGTTTAATTTAAAGAATTTAATATTTAAAAAAGTTTCTAATAATAATATTGATATAGATTCGAAGATTTCTGAATGTTTGATGTATTATGACAATTGTATAAAAAAAATGGAAGATTTTAGCGATAAATGTGAGATAATCATAAAAGACTTAAAAGAAATTGAGGGAATATATATGGAAATGGAAAATGAAAGTAATGTAGAAGAGAATATACATGAGCCAGAGTTAGCTTTAGCTGTTGCAAAAAATAAAGCATTAAACAAAAAAGCCGATTTTTTCTCTTTTAAGACAAATTTTTATGAGATATCTCAAAAGCTTTATTTGGAAATAAAAGATTTATTTAATATCATGTATCAAAATATGTATAAAAAAAATATATTATGGAACGCAGAAAACTTTGAGAAAGAATTGAAAAATACGATTGCTGATTATTTTCAGCGCGATTTGAAACATCTTTTTAAATCTGGATTAGAATCTATTATAAAAGAATTTGAAATTAAGGTTGAAAGCGCAAAAGATAGATTAATTTCTGCTAGCATCCCTAATTATGATTTTATTATATCTGTATTAAAAAGAATAAAAGATATGTCTACTTCTGGATATGAAGATGCTATCAAAAAAATAGCTGCTACTACTGGGAAGTATTCTTTTGGCCCTATTAAAGTTGAGAAAAAAATAAGAGTGATAATAGATGATAAGAAGTTTTTCGAATTGTTTTCTGCTCAAATTGATGCAAGAAAAAGCGAAATAATTGAGGAATTAAATAATATTTTTAATAAAAAAGGAGAAGAAATTTATTATAAAATTAAAGAAAAGTTGGAAGTTATTATAAATTTTACTACTTTTATAAAATTAAATGCTTTTCGTGATTATGAAAGTTTCTTTTTATATTTAGATTCTTTAATTGATTTGGCTGATAAATTTAATAATAAATTAGATGAATTGGTTGAAAAATATAAAAAGGGAGATACGAATATATCGTACGAAAAAGGTCCTATTTTAAGTTTTGGGGCATATTTGTCTCAAATAGGTGTTATTAGTGTAGAATATTATTTATATAAAAAAAATAACGAAAGTTTGCAGGATTATATAAATAGAACTGATATTTTAAAAAAAGAAGTTGAAAGGTTTAAGGATAATATTGTAAAATTTCTTAATTTTATAAAAAGTTTTAATATTGAAAAAATATTCGATGATATTAACAATATTGATGAGAATTATAATTTATCTCCTATTGGTGGGGCAAGTTCAACTATAAAAAACAAATTAGAAGATAGATTTAATGAAATTTTGAAGGATAATGTTTTAATAAAAAAAATATATGATGATTTTAGATCTAATAATAATATAGGAAGTTCTTTGAATATAGAAAAAGGTATTAAAAAAGAAATAGAAAATATATTGGTTAATAATAAATCTATTGATAATAAAATTGTTAATATAGATGATGCTTTAAAAGGTAAAAAGATTGACATAAATGAATCAAATATCGCTGTAGCTATATTAACTAATTGTCTTTATAAAATAGTGTCCAATTCTGTTTACAAACAAGATCTTATGAATTTTTTCAACAATGCTGGATCGTTGCGTCCCGAAGATTTAAAACAAATAAGGAATTTAATATATATGGACAATTCTTTTGAATATATAAGGGAAATTTATGAAGTTGCCTTAATGCCAACTAAGGAACAAACAGAAAAAATATTAAATGATATAAGAAATTTTGTTAAAACAAATAAATTAAAAAAAATGGTGTGGCATATGATTGGTGCTATGCCTATAAACAAGAAGAAATCTTCTTTTGAGTATAGTGATATAAACATGATTATTGAAGAGATGGTCACTTCCATTGCTAATGCTATTTTGAGTTTTGTTAACGAATGTTATGTCCAAGCTTTTGATTCATATTATGACCTAATAAAGAATGTCCAACCCAAGGAACAAGAAAAAGATTCTAGGACGCAGAGAATATATAATGACCAAGATCGAGAAAATCAGATGGACTATGATCAAAATATATCTCCATTTAATCAGTTTTCTTTATCTTATGCTGCTAAATTAAAAAATAACGTGATTAAAAAAATAGCTTATTTAACTCCTAATTATGAATGGTATAAAGATTATGATTTGAGTTCTAATAGACTAAATATTCTTAATATAAATAAAGAGAAATTCCTTATAGTTAGTAAGGAAAAATTTGAGCCTGGAGAACAAGTTATTATAGATAATGGGGTGTTCCAGAAAGAAGCTATAATAGCCGAAAATATCGATAATTATAAATATAAAGTATATATTGATGGGTTAGAGGATGTGGTTTCTGTTATGCAAATTAAGAAAATTAGGAGGCAAAAAAATGGATAAACAAGCTATAATCCAAGACATATTGTTAGATACTTATTGGGCTAATACTGTTGGTAAGACTACCTATCCTGGCGCCAGACAGAATTATATGGCCGAGCTAGAAAGGAATATGTTAAAATTGTTCGCTTTGAAAGTGACTTTTTCTGAATTGCATGATATATTGAATGGATATGGATATGAGAGTGATGATATAAATAAAATATTTAGACAAATTACTCATGTAGATCCAAATAAGATAGTATTCTTGAGAAAAGAAATGTTAAAAAATTTGCCTCCAGAAGTCCCTATGTATAGTTATGGATTTGGGAAAAGCAAAAAAGGTGACACTTTTTACTATGTGTTATATGATGATATAAGCTCTTCTTTTGGAGTTTATGAGAAAAAAGCTGGAGAAAAAGACTATTCTTCTGTCAAATATTTTTTAACATTAAATGAAGCTTTTAAATACATATCCAAAAAAACAAAAAATATATATAGATTTGATTTGCCAGCATGGGAGGAAGCTCTTCAATTTAAGGGGGAATTGAAATTTGAGGAGGATAAGAATTATAAAGAATTGGATGATATGCTATATAATTTATATAAGTCTGATTCTTTAACATTTAAGAAGGCAGATCAGATTTTGACTGAATCTGTGAAGAAAGGGAAAATTTCTTATGATGCTGCTATTAATCTCATGAAAGTTTATGCTGAAGATAAGTTAGATAAAAATCATGAGAAAGATGTTTTGGAAAATAAAAAAGAAGAGGAAGAAAAAGGACCTAAAGAAGAAGAAGAAGTAAAAAAAGAGAATTTAAAAGAAAAACAGGAAGTTTCTATGAAAGAAGAGCTTAAAAATAAAACTCCTGTTGATTATTTTAAATCAAGCTTGCCTAATAGGTTAGATGTATCAGTCCCTGATCAAATTAAAAGCGTAATGGTGTATATAAACAATAAATCTAGCGATATTTCTAAATATCAGATTAAATTATATAAACTTAACTATGAATTACAGCAAACCATATCTAAGTTCGTCTCGTTAAATCCAGAATTAGGAAATGTCGCTAATGATTATATAGCGATGATAAATGTTATACTTGAAATAAAAGATAGGTCGTCAAATAAAGTCAAATATGGGTTAATAGTGTTTTTTATATCTCCAGATGGGTCTGTTAGCACATCCGATTCTTTTAAAGGAGAGGATGATATAGTGTATGGATTGAGTGAGAATGGGATCGATCAATATTTTTCTAAAAGTTAATTGTTAAATAGGAGAAAAGAATATGAAAAAAACCGGGAAAATCGGTGATAATAACAATAATGAAAATGAAGACTTGATGTCTGGGGACTTTTCTTTTTTTGAAACCCCGGCCGAAGATGGTATTAAAAAAATAGCTAAATTGACAAAAACTGCCGCTGATAATAATTATAGTTTCATACAAGATGTTGATTCTTCGGCATTACCAAATGTAGGTAAAGCCCCTATTTTATACATAGATCCGATGTTCGATCCTATCTTATTTTTGTTCCCAAAAGATAGGATAGATGAAATAAATAAAAGATTGAGGCATTATTATGAAACCAATCCTATAGTTGGGTCTGCTATAGATCTTCATTCAAGTATTCCAATAACAGATTTTCATTTGGAATGTTTGGATAAAAATAATCAGAAATATTGGAACGATTGGAAAGATAGGGTAGGATTAATTGAAACTTTGAGACAATTAATACATGATTATTGGTTATTAGGTGAAGCAATAGGGATACCTATATGGGATCCATATAATCAAGAAATAAGTCATTTTAATCAATACCCTCCAGAAAATATAGATATAGTTCAAACTTATGTTACTCCTAAAAAATTTTTTCTTTTAAAACCTGATCCGAAATTAAGCGAGAAGTTAAGATCTAATGATGGGATAGATGCTGAGCTTGTTAGATATATGGATCCTAAATATATAGAAAGCATTAAAAACAATAAACCATATTTATTAGGAGATAGCGATAAGGTTATTTATTTGGCTAGAACTACTACAAAATACAGAAGTAGAGGAATATCTATTTTATCTAGATGTCTTAAGGATTTGTTGTATATGGATAAATTGAGGTTATTACAGATAACATTCGTAGATAGGCACTTGTTCCCATTAAAAATTTTTAAATTAGGATCGGAACAGCATAAATGGATTCCTAGCAAAAAACATTTTGTAAAGCTAAAGCAAATATTGGCCGCGAATCAAAGCGATCCGTCTTTTAATATAATATGGAACTTTGGTTTGAGCGTTGATTATGTTGGGACTCATGATAAAATAGCAAATTTGATACCAGAATTTGAGTGGGCAATTAAGCAGGTTATGGCTGGGTTATTTGTTAATGAAGAAATAATTCATGGTGGTTTACCGTCTACAGTTAGAGATACTACTAGCATGAGGACATTAATGCAACGATATAATGATGTAAGAGAAAAAATAGAAAGAATGCTTATAACTCATGTTTTCTTGCCGGTAGCAAGAGCTAGGAGAATGTATAAGAAATCCGCAAAAGATTATTTTGAAAAGCTTGAAAAAAGAGCAAGTGATTTATATTATTCTATATATAAAAAATCTATCAAAAAAGGAGATATTGCTCCTCATGATATATATGTTAAGGCTAATTCTGGATTAATTGATATATCTGCTTTTGATATTCCAAGACCTATATGGAAGAGAATAAATATATTCAATAATTTAACGGAGCAACAATATATGATGCAATTGGAGAACGAAGGGAAGATCCCTCTTTCTGTTGTCTTGGAAATGCTTGGCTTAGATCCTGAAGCTATATTGGAGAAATTAAAAGAGCAAGAATCTACTAGGTTTGATAGTGTGTATAGAGAAATAAAATCGGAATTAGCAAAAAGTGAAGAGATTAGAAGCCAAGTTTTGGCTGGGAAAAAAGTAGAAGAATGGATAGCCGGGAATAAAGTTACTCCGGCCCCTTCTTCTGGCGGTGGTTTAGGTGATTTGTTTGGCGGAGGAGGAGGTTTAGGTAGCGGCCCTAGCTTACCTCCTATGGGTGGTCCAGAAGGTATGCCTCCAATATCTCCAATAGAAACATCTTCTGCACCAGAAGTTCCTACTGAATTGCCTAAAATGGAGTCAGAAGGGCCTTTGCCTAATTTGCCAGAAGGAGAAAAGTAATATGTTTAAAAAAGCGGAATCAATGGAAGATATAAAAAAACAATTAGCTAATATGAAATTAGAAGATAAAATAGATTTATTATCTGATGTTGATGTAGATTGGGATGGTTTTTTTGCAAGTGTATTATTCCAAAAAATGCAAAATGATCCTAACGTCTCTGAAAAGATAAAATCTAAGCTTTCTAGAGGGGAGTCTTCTTTTGGCAGTCAAGAAAAATCAGAAAATATTGAAGAGAAATCTGGGGATTCTGATTATGGAGAAGAATTCTCAGATGAAAAAGAAGAAGCCATAGATGATTTAAATAAGATGATTAAAAATGAAAATAATGAAGATTCTGAGGATATTGATGAAGAAAATAAAAATGATAAAGAAGAATTTAAAGAAAGCAAATCAGAAAAGCCTAAAAAAGAAAAAATAATTAAATTTAAGTTAAAAAAGGATGAATTTGAGGGCAACAAATTAAATGATAAAAAGTCTTATAATAGTAATTTAGATCATGATTCTGATGAGTATTCTGTTAATAGAGATTATTCAGTAAAGGATGGAAGAACATCTTATGATCCAGCTCATCCAGAGGATTATATTATAGATGATGAAGATAATGAATTAAACCCTGGTAATCCTAAAGGTAAAAGAAATTGGGGAGAAAATGGTAAAAAAAATTAATCCAAAGTATTACAATAACCTGTCTTCTGTTTCTTCCGCAAATTTTTATTTTAATAAAGCTTTTGAGTATATAAATTATGCTTTAATGGAGTTAGATGCGTTGGATTTTGAGACAGAAGAGGTAGTTAATATTAAAAAAAACATAGTTTATTTAGAGGATAAAATTAAGAAAAAGATGTATGAAATTGAAAATAAGGGAGGCCAAAGTGAGTTTTAAAAAATATGGAGAAGTTACTACGATAAAAACATACAAATTTGGAGAGAAAAGAAAATATATAATATGTGACAAATGTAAAGGAAGAATTGGAGTTTTTGATAAGAAATTTGCAAAAATAAATGAAAGACTTATCCCTATAGAAAATTTATCTGGAATGAAGATTAAGTGTTTCAAGTGTAATAATCTTATAGATATGAAAGAAGATGTGAGATAGTTTGGAGGTAATAAAATGTTTAAGAAGATATCATCTGCGTCAAATTTCGGTGTAATAGAAATAGAGAATTCTAAAGAATTAATATCTGTTACTTCAAATAATAAGGTTGTTTCTTTTAAATATGACCCAGAAAATTTTGTATATTTTAGATGTAGAGCAATAACCGCAGATGTTCCGAATGCCAACGCTGATTACTTTCCAGAAGAAGAGATTAAAAAATCATATAAAACTTTTATAGGTGTGGGTTTATATAAAGATCATAATGCCGATTCTGTTAGTAAAGCTATAGGTAAAATTTTGTGGGCTGAGTATATTCCTGAAGGTAAATATGTCGAATTAATAGGATGTATTGATAAAAAATTGGACCCAGATACTGCTAGAAGAGTAACTAGTGGGATAATAGATTCGTGTAGTATGGGATGCTCTGTTACTCAGAGTGTATGCTCTATTTGCGGGAATGTAGCATATTCTCCTAAAGAATATTGTGAACACATTAATCCTATAAATGGGATGAAAGGTAGAATACTTGCTGATGGGAAAATGGTTTATGAAATAAATAAGGGTATTCAATTTACAGAACTTTCCTTAGTTACCAGCCCAGCTGATAAAACAGCGAGATTGTTTGAGGTTGTCGCTAGTGCTAAAAAAAACAATGATTCTAATAAAAAACCTGGAATGATTCTAAGTGTTGATGAGTTCTTTGAAAATTCTAAAAAAATATCGACATTTGATAAAGCTATAGAATTATATCAAAAAATTAAGGATAATGCATATGGGGTTGTCTCCCCAGTAAGTAGTGATTATATACTTGATGACAAAAAGAAACAAGCTATTTCCAAAATGCTACAATTTTTTTTCGCTTTAAATCATCCTATTTATAAATTAGCATTCCATTATAGGAATCTCACTGAATCAGAGGTTTTAAAAAATTTTGGAGATAAAATAGATAGTGCCCTTAAGAATATAATATTAGGGAATTTATCTGCTGATATGGAAAAAGATAAACAAAAGGATGAAGATAATTTTGAAAGTACATTTTCGAATGAATTCCAGATAGCTGTTTCAATATTAAATGCCAATGGAATATTTTCTCCATTTCCAGTTACGTCTGATAAGAGAAGATTATTTTTAAGATTTGCTAATTATGCTAGTCCAAATCAGCATTTTTATTTTTATAAAAATTATTTAAGAAATGGGCTGTTTGTTACGTTGCCTGGATTAATGCCATATATAAGAGAATGTTATAATATGCTATATATAAAAAATGATACTTCTGAGCAGATATTTAATATGTTGGAAAATTTGAATAGGCATTACTATTCGTTAAAATCTATTGAGAATAAAAATTGGGTAAACAATGAAATGATCCATAAAAAAATTGAAACTATCTATAACGAATTAGATAAATATTTTTCAGAAATTGGATATGATAAAGAAACCAAATTCGATTCTAATTATATAAAAAATATGGTTTTGTCTGAATATTCAGGGTTCCCTAAAATGTGCGTAAACAGTAAGAGAATATTTTATAAGAGAGAAGTGTCGCTTAAAAATATATTAGATTTTGTGGCAAAATTTAAAGTGCTATTAGCTTCGGATAGATTTTCTAATATTTGGGACAATTCGGATTTTAATGCTATTTCCGGCCAATTTGATAATCTAGAAAAGGAATATATATTTAATTTCGGAATGAGAAATATCAAAGATGAAAAATTAAAAAAATTTTATGATGATATAAGAAATATGATGTTTAAAAAATCAAGAGATATTAGTATAGAAAAAATTAAGAGTTTTTTGCCAACTAATTTTGGAATAAGTCTGAATTTTGAGGATATTAATTATAGTTTATTAGCTGATTCCGTAATAAATGTAGATTTTTTGGGATTATTGAATTATTCTAGATATTATAATAGAATAAATGATATATTACTTGAAGAAGATACAGAAAAAATACAAGAGGTAAAAAGTGAAGATAAGAGATCTCCTATCCCAAGATTGAATACTATTCATACTTTTCTTTCTGGGATTGGTAATAAAAAAGAGTATGAAAATGAGATATTAAGGTCAACTATTGAGGCAATAAAATCTGATGTAGAAAAATATTATATAGATGTAGAAAATGCTGTTTGGATGTCCCCAATAGAGAAAAAATATAAAGAACCCAAAATACAAGACAAAAAAAGTATAATTAAAGAGTTAATTAAAGAACAGTTAAGAAAAATGTCTGATAAAAATACTGTTTCTTTTAATATTGGTATAATGAAAAATATTTATGATATATTGAAAAATAATGAGAAAGAGATAGATAGGGATATTGTAGAGAATATAATAGAAGATGTTTTAAATGTTGGGGGAAAAACTATTAGAATGTATTATCTTAATAAACGAAAGGCTTTGGATGGAGCAAAAGAAAGTCTTTCGAGTATATCTAATAATATTAATAATATAATTAGAGAACGTAAGAATAATACTGATGCTATTAAAAAACTTCTTTTCAATATTTCTGAAATTAATGGATATGAATCTTTCTTAAAAAATATAATTTCCGATTTAGATGTTAGAGAAAACTATTTAGGATATCCAACTGATTTTGTGGAATGGCTTAACAAATATGATATTGGATTTGGGGCCAAATCTAAATCTTATAAAGTTATTATTGATAAATGCGATGATATTCTTAAGGATATGTTATATTCAACATATAATGCCATTGCATATTTGTCAAAAATATCTGGGGAAAAAGCTCCAGACACTACGAATCGTGTAATAAATGGATCTAATATTTTGGATAGAATAATATTTGTTGGGAAAAAAATACATGAGATGTATGAATGGGCTTCTAATATATCAGAGAAATTTTTGGCTAACACTAAAAAACAGGAAAGTAGTGTGAATTTAGACCAGATTATGTATTATTATACAAAATTATATGATGCTTTATCTAAGTCTATTCCTAAAGACATAGGATCTTTCGATAACCAAAAAATGGTAGTAATAAAAAATGAATTAAATAAAATATACGAAGATATAAACAAAAACAAAAAACATATTGAAGTTAAGGTAGATAATACGTTAGAAAAAAGGCGTTTTAATGATTTCTTGCGTCTTTTTGTTGAAAATATCGTTAAATCTGTTTCTCCTATTGCTAAATATTTTGGAGATATAAGTATTGTGTTAGAAAAATTCAAGAAAATGCTTATTGAATTGGACAACGATTTGGACAAGAAATCGAGTTTATATTTAAAAAAAGATAGATATATAGAAGGTAGTTTAAAGTTCTTTTATGTTAAAGGAGAAGGTTTTAGAAGTTCTAAAATTATTTGTAAGCAAGGAAATAAGTCGGTTAGGACTTCTTTATTTAATGTTTTACCTACTGATGTTATGCTCGATATTGTTGATAATAAAGATACCAGGTTTTCTCCAGAAGACTTAGTTAATTTATTAAAAAATAAATTTTCTTCAATTGAAGAGTTCTCTCAGTGGGTAAAAAGAAATTTTAAAAACAGGAGGAAATAATGGCTAAAAAAGGTAAAGATCTTGAGAAGACTGAAGAAGTATTGGAAGAAGAAAAAGATAACTCTCTAGATCTTCTTGAAGAGCCTTCTGATGAAGATGTTGAAATGTCTGATTTAGAAGATCTTGAAGATATAGAGGAATCTGATTCTGAGATTTCAGTCGATTCAGAGAATGATTCTGTTGTACCTTTAGAGTCTGAAGAAGAAGAATCTAAAGAAGAAGACGAAAAAAGTGATAAAAAAGAAGAAAAAGATGAGGAAGATGATGATGAAGAGGTAGAGGAGGAAAGTGTTGATAAAATTGACGATGAAGAGCTTAAAAAAGTTAAAGAAGCTTTCATGTCTATGATCAATTCTTTATCTAAAAAGGTTTCTAAAACTCAAAAAACTGAAAAAATAGACGCTCCTGTAGATGAAAAAACGTCTACTAAAGGCGCCGAACAGCCTAAAGCTGATGATGGCATAGAGAGTGAGAAAGAGGTAAAAACTCATGTCAAATCTAATGCCAAAATTAAATTAGAGAAAAAAGCTATGGATGGAGATTCGTGGGCTATAAATCCTAAAGAACTTGAAAAAGCGGAAAAAGCTCCTAAAGCTAAAAGAGCTGTTCCTTCTAACTTTACCGCTAATGACAAAGAAATCAATAGCGAAGAAGTTGATATAGAAGGGAGCAATTCTGCATCTTCTAAGGCAATAAAAGATGTATATAATAAATTGGGTCCAGTTGGAGATGAGGTCCCTATGTCTTTTGATAAGAAGTCTTATTTAAGCAAAGATATCCAAATGCTTAAAGAAGCTCTTAGACAGAGTGAAGCTGAAAAAGCCAATATACTTAGAAAGCAGGCAGAGTTGGAAGAAAGGCTTAGGATAAAAGAGGTTTCTGATAAGATATTCGAAGTGGTTTCTTATATGAAAAATAAGAATCTTATTACTCCTGGGTATGAGGAAGATGTTGTGGATGTCTTATCTACCAAATTTGCTAGTGTGGAAATGCTTGAATCTTTAAAAAAGATGGCCTCTTTCTTAAACGCAGGTGCAATAAATAAAACTGCAAGTGAAATAGAACATGAAGAAGGAGTTGTTCCGCAGTTAGAACTTGAAACCCCTAAAATACCGGTTTCTGAAGATGTTGCGGTAAAACTCGCAAAAATATGGAAAAATAAAACTCAAAATGGTTAAGGAGGAATAAATGTTGGAGACTATATATGTGAATTCTGAAGATTCTCTTACTAGGGTAAAAGCTGGTGAGAAAATATATGCCGGACAGCCGGTTTCTCTTGATTCAAATGGAGAACTCGTCCCGGCTACTGCGTCAAGCAAAGTTTATGGACTTGCAAAGCTTGATGCTGCTGATCCGTATAAAAACGTAGCATACGGAGAAGTTGGAGCTTACGGAACTGGAAGACTTTCTGTTATAACTGATGGTCTTGTAAAAGTAAGCGCTACCGTTAGCGGAAACATTGAGGTAACCCCTGAGGGTCCCCTTGCTTCTGTTGTCACTCAGAAAATATTTGACGATACCAAAGCATATGATGTCGGAGACGTGCTTTATGTGGATGCAAATGGTTTGATAACAAATGTTCCTTCCGATAAGAAATCTATATTTGGTAGAGTTAAAAAATTTTATGCTACAGAGAAGATACTTGAAATAGTGGTTTCACCGACTGTAGCAAATGAAGCTACGCAATTAGCTTAATAAATGGAGGAACAAATGACGAACAAAGATAAAGATCTTCTTATAAAAAATATAATGGAGTTGGTCCAGAAAAATGGTGGAGCTCTTGGAAACTTCTCTAAAATCGCTTCTGTTACCGAAGTTGGAAATATAAGCGATGAAGAGATTAACAAGCAGTTTGACCAAGTTTTTTATGGACCTAATGGTTTGCAGAAGGTAGCATATGCTATGCAAGCCCCGCTCAAGATATTGCTTGACTATCATGGAATAGGTAGAAGGCTTTTAAAAATAGACTCTATACCTCAAGGTGAAATACCGGTCTATGATAAAGATATCGATGAGTTTGCGTCTGTTAAGGTTGCTAACCTTGGTAGACCGCCAGTGGTAGAAACTTCTGTCAAAAGGATATTATTCCCTACGATGAACCTTATGAGACTTGCTAAAGTTTCGTATGAAGATATCGAGGTAAGAAGATATCCTGTGTTCGACAGAGCGAAAGAAAGGGTTGCGATAGCGATGGCGATAGCTGAAGATAGAGAAATATTCAACCTGCTTGGAGTAGCAGCTAACGTTGGACCTAACCCACAAATCCTTCTTTCTTCTCTTGGTGGAAAACTTGGAAGAGTTGCGTTTGCAAAGGCTTTCGGAGTTATAGCTGGAAGACAGTTGCAGCCTGCTCAGGTTGTAATGTCACCGGCTAAATACGCTGACTTGCTTGCTCTTGGCTCGGATGAAATAGACCAGGCTACCTTAAATCAGACGACTCAGACTGGTTCGCTTGGTGTATTTATGGGATTACAGTTGCTCGTTTCTACGAAGCTTCCTGATCCGACCAAAATATATGTAACGACGACTCCCGATAAACTCGGAAGAATACCGTTGAGAAAAGAGCTTCAGGTCAAAATAAATGACTTCCCGATATATGGCGCATACTATGTTCTTGGATGGGAGCTCATTGGTTTCGGTATACATAACACTTACGGAATAGTTGAAATAGCTCAATAAGTGTTTTCTAAATTCGGGGCCATCTTTATGGTGGCCCCAATTTTTATTATATAAGAAAATGAATGGAGGAAAAAAATGAAGATCAAAAATGAATCCAAATATATATTAATAATAGGAAACATATCCTTAAATCCTAATCAAGTAATAGATTTCCCTGATTCCATGAAAAACGACGTTTCTTTAGTGGAATTTATAAATAAAAAATATATTAAGGTTTTAACTAATAAAGAGGTTAAAAATATAATTGCTCCACCCAAGCCTAAATATGTTGTTGGAGAAGAGGATAGTAAGAAGGTTAAGAAGGGGAATATTGAATATGTTGTTTCTGGGGTTACTGAGAGACTTGGAGATAATGTAGATAACGTAGATGGTGGAATAGGTACCGAAGAAGACGAAGTCGCTAAATTATTGCAAAAAGAAATAGAAGGGGAAGAGTTGGTTGATGTTGATGGCAATAATATAGCTGATGGGGAAGATAAAATAATGAATAAAGCTTTGGATGCTGAAGCTGAAATTTCTGAAGATTTAGCTAGAACAATTAAATCTAATGGAGATTTTGGCGGAGAAGATGTCCCTGTTACAGAAATAATAAATGAGAATATAAAAAATGCTCAAAAAGATATAAATGAATCTTTAAATGTTACGGCTATTCCTAAGGAAATTAAAAATTTTGAGAAACAACCTATGCATAAAAAAAGATTAGAGATAAGTAAGAGTAACGATGAAAAGTTTTTAAATACTCTTGCTTCTTCTAGCAATAATGAGGTTATTAAAAAATTAGCTCTTGATAGAATAAAGGAAATAAAAAAATGACAAATCTTAGAGTATACAGGCAAAATTCTCTTAGGACAATATTGGTTTGGGACGTTGATCAAGAGATGGATCAAATAAACGTCTTTAAAGATGACGTCCCAATAAGATTTGAAAAGTTTATCCCGCCATCTGATAAATTTAAGAAAAAAACAGATGGCATACTTATATATCATAAAGAAAATGAGATTAATCCATTTGAAGATTTTATTCTTAAAATAGAATTTTTATCTAATGGCAAATTGGTTTCTATAGATAAAGAAATTTTTGCCCTTAGTACTATAAAAAAAGAAATGGAATCCTCTGATTCTAAAATTATATACATATATGGATATGATTATGATAAAAAGAAATGGGTTCCATTCCCAGTTAATCCTCTTTTAAAAGAGGTAAAAAATGGTTAATCCATTGGATTTAAACAATGGGTATATTATTCAATGGACTATTCCAAGAGAGATTAAAGAAAGATCTGATATAGATAGTATTAAAATATATAGGTCTACTTCTGAAAATTATGGATATTCTCTATTGGAGACTTTAAGTTTTCCTATAGAGAATATTCCTACATCTTATAAAGATTTAACCGGGTCTGTTTCTAATTATTATTTAATTACTTTTAATTCCACTACTTCTGGATTTGAAAGTAATTACCATTTAACATTCAAATTTCCAACTCCTTTAGAATTAAGATATATTAGTTGCCTTAAATCGATGATGCCAAATATTTTAAAAGATAATTTAGGTGGATTTGATGCATTGACTGATAATGATTATTTAGCTGGATTAACTTTAGGGCTTCAATATTTTAATTCATATCCACCAATTACTGGATATACTTTAGATAATTTCCCTAAAACATATTTATATTTATTATTAGGTATTTCAATGATGTTAATGATAGTAGCTAGATATTTGCCTATTTCTGTTAGAGACTGGACATATTCTGAGCCAGGCGGAGTTACTTTGGTAGTTGATAGAGGGTCAAAATTCCAGCAAGCTATAGAATTAATACAAAAAACTTATGGGCAATATCTGGAAATAATAAAGATGGATTTATCTGTGGATAATGTTGAGGCTTTTGGAACTATACCTCTACCTTTGAGTTTAGGTGGGGTTATTCCACAGGGTGTTGCTAATATATTGAATATTTTTAACTCTATCGCAAGATAGTGAGTTTAATTTAAAAAAAAGATAGTTTTATTATGGATAAATATAAAGACATCATAGATTTATTCCACCAGATATCAAAAAAAATAGATAATTTAAATGAAAAAAATTTCTCTGATAAGAAAGAAATAAAAGAAGAAGTTAAAAAAATAGAGTCTTTGGTTAATCAATTGCAAAAAGATGTATATGGGAATAATATCCATCATGATAATTTTAATGAATGGATCAAAAAACATGAGGAAGAAAAAGATTTATTGATACAAGAAATTAAGAATATTAAAGAATCAATATTTGAAATAAAAAATAAATTTACCGAATTAGATGTAAGAAGCGGAGTAATTGGAAGCTTGACCGCTGTTCTTACTACTATAATAGCTTTTTTGAGTAGAGGTAAACCATGAGATATTTTATAAAAGAATCAAAATTAGATGGGATTAAGCCATTAGATGAGTTAGAAAAACAACGACAGGAAACTGTTAAAAAAGAATTAGAAGAAAAAGTCAACAATATCCATACTCAGATGGTCCCTCAAGAAGAATTTTTCCAAGAAGAATCTTTTGATGTTGAGAATTATAATGATGGGTTAAAAAAAGGAGCCAAATTTTTATTAGATGCTCATTTAAATTTAGAAAAAGCTTTTGTTGAATTAAAAAAAGTTATGGTGGATATTGATAACCAAAATTTGATGGATTCCAATTTGAGAAAAATAATATTTAAATTAATGAAAATTAGCGGTATAATAAAGAAAACAAGTGATAAATTGATGGGCATTAAAAAATGAATAAAAATCAAATAAAAGAATACTTAAGAAGATTATTTAGGTCTAGGATGAATGAAGAAATAGGGAATTTAGAATCTAAAAAAATAAGTCCTAACCCAGAATCTACAAGAGTTGAGTATAAAGGTGTGAGTGGAGATATAGCAAAACAAAAAGCTAAAGAAAAAGTTATAAAAGAAATATCTGATATATTACAAGAAATATATATCACCTCTGCTACTAAAAAACCCCAAACATTTAAAAGAGTAAAATATAAAACCCCTAAAATAAGAAAAGCTCCGAGAAGTCCTAAAGGATACAAAAGAAAAGTATATGTCCCAGTTAAAATTTACAGTTCTACCAAAAGAGAAATATATAAAACGGCTGATTTTTTTGATCAAGATTCTTTATATTTAAATGATTGGAAAGATTTATTTGACACATTAAAAAAATATGATTATATGGCTACAATAAAAATAAAATGGGATAATTATACTCCAGATCCTACTTGTAGAGTGTGCGCGGAATTACATGGTCAAGAGATTGATTTGGAAAATTTTTGGGGTGGAAAATGGGGAATATCTCATTCAAAATGTGATTGTTTAATAAGACCTATTGTTTATTTTAAAAACAAAAGGTATGTGTATTCAATTGAAGATGGTATTAGTATTAAAAATAAATTTATTAACATAGTCGGAGGGAAATAGAATGTTTTTTGTAAATGATATCCATTTTGAATTTGATGAAAAAACGAATACTATAAACATAGTCAATCCAGATTTTTATTCTAGTTTTTTTATATTAAATAGTAAAAAGATTAGAGAAATGATTTTTAATAGCGTAAGAAATCTAACCAGTTCGGATATTATTAAAATAAAAAATGGGAAGGAAATTTTTAGTATAAATTATAATGGGGATTTAGTAATAATAAAAAAAGCTGCTGATGATGGATACATAAAGAATAGAATAATTTATTTAATTAATGTTGCGAATAAAGTATATCAAAAAAATAAAGATGAAAAGATAGAGAAAATAATTTCTAATTTAAAGAAACTAAGAGATGCCTATAAAAAAGCTAGCGAAAATTCTGACCCAATCTACAAGTTAGATATATATTCTAAAATCGAAGAATATCTAAATTTTTATAATAAAGAATTAGACAAATATACTAAAAGTGATAAAGAGCCAGAGCTATTTAAAAATTACGAAATAGTTGATTTAAGAGTTTTAAATGATAAATTTGATATTTTGGATTATATAGGATTAAAAAAGGAAATAAATGATATTTTTAAAAAATATAAAGATTTTCCTTATTTGTTGAGTTTCTATTTAGGAAATTCAAGAGAACGAATTAGAAAAGAAATTGATAAAAGGAAAAACTCTATCCTTAATATAATTAAAAATAAATTAAATGAGTTGGATATCTCTCCAACTCAGAAAATTATAGAATTTAAGAATATTAAAGAGAATATAGAAAACCTTTATCCTAAAAAAGAAGATATTATAAATGCCCACGATGATGAATTGTTAGAAGAACATAAAAAAAGTTTAAAAGAAGACATTGAAAATTCTTATAAACGAAGAAAATTAGAAGAAGAAGAAGAGGCAAATTTAAAAAAGATATTAGATCGTTCTCCAGAAGAGGTAAAAGAAATAATGAGAAAAAAAGAGAAAAATAGATTAAAAGATATTGATAGAAGGAAAAAGGATGAAATGGCTGAAAGAGAAAGGACTCTTTTTGAATATTATGTTGATAAATATAAAACTTCAGTTTCTTCGTTATTAAAATATTATAAAAAAACAGTTAGGGATATAAATAAAGTTTTGTTTTACATTTACAAAGTTAAAATAGGGATGTATACTTATAATTTTTTGGATTATGTAAAAATGGAAGAATGGGATATATTTTATAAGGATATTAAAAGTTTAAAACTAAATAGTGAATCATACGCTAAAAGTATGATAACTTATGATAAAGAAAGTGCAAAAGTGTATGTAAATGAATTCGATAAATTAATAAGTTATTTCGCTTGGATGTTTAAAAAAATAAATTATTGTATAAATGAAATTAAATTAAATAATGAAGATTTTATAAGAGAATTGGAATATTATGAGTTAAAAGAAGATTTGTCGGAAGAGGAAGCAAAAAAAATAATTGAAAAAACTTTGGCGGTTAATAAGGATAAAATTATATCTGATATTAATAAGATAAAGGAATTATCTGAAAAAGAATTAAAAAGAAAAATTGAAGATATTAAGTCAAGGCTATTGAGGATTGAAAAAAAATCCAATTTAGATATAAAAAACCCTAAAAAGGATGACATAAAAAATAGCATAGATACTATTGAAGGTTTTGTGAAGAGACATGATGTATTAGATCCTTCTATTGATAAAGCTTTAGATATGTTAAAAAAATATTTTATAGAAAAAGAGGAAAATATTATGGAAAAAAAATCTTTAGATATATTCCATGGATTTATTAAAAAAATCGCTAAAGAATATGCCTTTGAGGAAGTGGGGAATATTAAAAAAGAATTAGAAAGAGCCAAAGTTTTATTAAAAAAAATAATGGGGTATATGGATAACGAGTCTAAAAGAAAGATTTATGAAATAATAAAAGATATAGATTCTATGTTAATAAAGAAAAAAGAAGAGCAAATTGACAAAAAATCAGAAGATATGACGACCCCAAATAAGAATGGAGAGGTTGTTACTCCAATTAAGAGCGGGGATCCTAAAAAGGATTTTGAAATAGAATTTGCAAAATCTTTGTCTTTTGGCAAAACTAAAGAACAAGCTATGTCTGATGCATTTAAGAAAGTTAAACAAATGGGGTATAAAGTTGAGTCTAAGAAAAATTTGATTAAAATGAATAAGATAGCTGTTGGAGATAAGGTCTGGCTTAAAGAATTTGATTATAAAGACGATTCTAATTATGGTATAGTAATATATGTAAATCCAGATAAAGTTATAGTTGATTGGGGTACTGGTATCCCTACGGAGGAATTACCTAACAACTTAGTTTGTGATAATTTTAATAATGATAAAATAAATATAAAAGATATACCTTCTATCCCCTCTAATGTGGTAATTAAGAAAGATGAGATAATATCAAAAGCTATAGCCAATATACCGTTTAAATCGATATCTAAAATTATTGAAGAGATAGAAAAAACCGATAAATCTTTTGTTTTGGTAGGAAAGAAAGCAAAAATGATAAATAAGGAAAACGGTTTTGGGCTAGTTATGTATGGAGAGGATATAAAATTCTTTTAGGAGGATAAGATGGAAATAGAAAAGGAAATACAAAAGTATACTGAAGAAATAAAAAAAATACAGGAAGAAATTAATAAAATAGATATGAGAAAAAATGAGTTATTAAAAATGGGTTTTAGGATAGAAGGGATTTTAAGTTATTTAAATGGGTTATTAAATGATAAAGATAAATCCAATAGCGGAAGTCCAGAAGTATAAATTAAAAATAGATCCATTGGGGAATTTGAAATATAGGATATCATGGGATCCTCCTAATGATATATCAGTTTCTGGTTATAAAGTGTTTGCTGGATTTGAGCCTTTTTACATTAGATCGCTTATATCTGGATTTGACCCGCTTCCCGCTTCTCAAACATCTTTTGAATTCCAATTCCCAAATACGGTTCATACTGATATGGATATATATTTTTGGGTTGGGTATATTCATAATGGTAGCCTTTTTTTTATTAATGAGTTAGGTAAAAACGAAAGAGATTCTATAGAATATAATATAATGTATCCAAGTCAGCATTCTTATCAAACTAGCATATATATAGCTGATGATATGAAATATTTTTTTGAAGAAATAAGGAGAAGGGCTAAGGCTGTATGGGAAGATATATGTGAAGAGGTTATAATATATAAAAGTCAATGGAATGGTTTGCCAGATTCTTATACCCAACAGGAGCTAAATGATAACCCTACATATAATGAAATAACTAGAGGAGAAGACTCATATGGAACAGGTTTTTATCCTGGATTTTTCCCTGGGTATATAAGTAAAGTTAGATTTGGAACTTTGCCGCAATTTACATATGAATTTCAGCCTCAGGGTATAGTCCCAGTTATGTCTATAGATTCTGCATGGACATTGTGGGAACCAAATCTTAGGCAGAATGATTTGATTTATAGGAAATTAGATGGGAAATTTTATATGATAACTAGTATTGGGGTTTCTAATATAAGAGGAATAAGAATAGTACAAAGATTGACGATTGAACCTATTAATCCTAATAGTCCATTAAATAAAATAAACAATGAAGATTTGATTAGTAAATGGAATAATATAAATAAATTAGATTATTTAAGAATAGGTTTTGGAGTTATGCCTGGGAACAATCAAAATATTGAGGACTACTTATTGTTTAGATTTTAAAAAAAAGATAGTATTATATATGATAATAGGAGAATTAAAGCCAAATTCGATAGTAAATAACCAAGCTGTATATAGAGTTCCTAATTTATATGAAAAAATAAGGAGAGATCTTGTCGTTGTTTTAAGAGCTTGCTTTGCTAGCGAATATACTGACGAAAATATTAGATATAATATAAATCCTAATAACACAAAAATTAAGATATATAATTCTTATCCTAAAACTTTAGAATTCTTCCCATCAATTATAGTATCTATAGATACTGCTAACGTATCTTTTAAATATTTACAGGATGATTTTTTAAATGATATTAATGGTGTTCAGAAATATAACGGTGGAGTTGAATTCGGTGTTAAAATAGTTATATATTCAAGAAGTGTTGTGGAAAGAGATAGAATTGTCGATCACATGATATATTTTTTAAGAAATATAATTGTTAAAAATATAAGAGGAATAGGTGTTCATTATAGCAATAATATAGCGATCGGGGATGAATCCACAAATGTAATAAATAAAGAATTGATATTTTCTAATGCTATAACTATTCCTTGCTATTCTGAATATGAGATAGAAAGAGAAGAGGAAGGTGGAGTTATAAATGCTATAGATATAACTTCAAATATACAATTATTTATGGAGGAGTACAATGAGTGATTTAACCAAAATAAAACCGGGTTTTTATTCCCAAGTTGGGATATCATCTGAATTGTTTAGACAAATAGTTGATAGTGGATTACCTCTTATTATAGGTACCGCTCCTATTTATAAAGACAAAAAGTTCGAAATAACAATAACATCCCCGCATCATTATTACATATTTGGGGAAGAAATATATTTAGCGAAATCTTTTATCGCTGATTATTCTAATGTTAATTATGGATTTACTAATGGATATGTGGTTGGATTGATTGCTTATGAAGTTTTCCAAGATCTTGTGGCTGGAGATAATATAACTATTAAATATGGAAACGTTGATAGTGGATATGAAACTATATCTTATACTTATAATGGGACTGGAAGTTTAACGTTAACCGATTTTGTTAATAATATCCCCTCAGTATTTACTAATAAAATAGGTTTTGCTGCTTTTGGGTCTAGATTATTTATTTATTCATTAGATAAAGATAATACTATTAAAATAGTTTCTGCGAGTTCTAAATTCGGAGTATCTAGCGGGAATAGACCGAATGCTATATATATAAGTAACGCATTGTTTAATAAAAAATGTTCTATTACTTTGTCTGTTTTTAAAACAGATGAAGATTATAAAGTTAATCTTATTACTAATGAGCAAAATGGATACGCCCTGTATTCTGATGATATGGGATATTCTATCCCTGTAGCTATATATTCTGCATATCTTAATAATGCAGAAAATTTCTTGGTATATCAATTGAAATTGGAAGAGGAGTATACTTCTGATGATATTTATTCTGCATTTGAAAATGCTTTAAAAGAGGCCGAAAAAATTAGATGTAATATGATTATCCCGATGTTGCCTATAAATGAGTATAATATATCCTCTCTTATTTTGAATCATGTGTCTAAATGTTCTAGTGGTCAGGTAAGAAAAGAACGAATAGCTATAATGAGCGTAAGTGAGGTTGATTCTAAAATAGATATTCAAAATCTTAATTATAATGAAATTTTCGCCAATAGTGAGTATAGCAATAGGTTTTTAATATGCATGCCTGGGAAATGTTACTTTGTTTATAATGGTAAAACTTATACGTATAATGGAACATTTAAGTCGGTAGCTTTTGCATTTCAAATGTTAAGTTACGATGAAGCTACTTCTATGAGTAGGAAACTATTAAATGGATTTTCTTTGGATTATCCAGATTTGAGAACTGATCAAGAAATTAATGATATTGTTAATAAAGGATATACATATATTGAAACTTTATATGGTAATCCTGTTGTGAGAAGAAGCATAACTACTTGTATTAGTAATATTGCTGGACAGGAGATATCTGTAACAAGATCTATAGATAGAGTTGTAAAAGAATTAAGAGAGACTCTTGAATCTAATTATGTGGGTCAAAAAAAGATACCTGGAGAAACTTTGCATAATATAGAAAAGACTACTATTAGTGTTTTAGATAGGATGGTTTCTCTTGGTATGATTTCGGGATATAAAGATGTTGTTGCATCTGATGATTTTGTTGACCCAAGAATGGTTAGGGTTAAATTATCTATATCCCCTGTATATGTATTATTGTGGGGGATGATAGAAGTAACTATAACACTATAATAAGGAGATAATATGGGAATAAATTCAACTAAATTAGCAAAAACTAATGCTAGGGTTCCGGCTAGTATTGTTATACAGATAAGAAAAGGGAGTGGTAGTGCTGTAAAGATTGGGGCTGTTACTGGGATGACTGTTAGGATGTCAAGAAGATTAACTAGAAGGTTTGAGTTAGATACTGATATACCTGGTAGCAGTGTAGAAATAGTCCCTGGGACATTACAAGATTTAAGTTTAAGCATAAAAAGGGCAATGTTATATAATGCAGTTGGTGGTGGGGATTTTATTGAATATTTGAAAGAAAACGGCATATATTCGGCTTATGATATATTAGCTCAAAAATTCCCCTTTGAAATAGTTGAGAAAAGATATAATCCAAGTGATACAAGTGATAGTGGAGAAAATTTTAAAGAAATAACATATTATGGTTGTATGGTTGAGTCTATGCCATATGATTATGAGATAACTGGAGATTGGCTTATTATACAAGATGTTTCTATTTGGGCGTCTGGCGTTAAGTATTCTTAATAGGAGGTAATAATGGAAAAGGAACTTGAATTATTTAAGGATATAGTTAATGATTTGGATAAATTGGACGTTAAAATAGGAGAACATGTTTTTACTATAGAATCATTAAGTTATGGAGATTATATAAAACTTGGGGATTTGAGTAAGGATCCTATAGAATTACTTGTACATTCTATTAAAAAAATAGATGGAAAAGTATATGACGCTAATTTTTTAAGAACTCTAATATCTAAACTTAGTATTAATAATGTTTCTGTTTTGCTAAAAGCGATTGATGATATTTATAAAAGAGAAGATGGGATAGCCGAATCTGTAAAAAAAAATTAACAAATATAGATGAGCTTAAAAACTTGCCAGAAGATGTAGTTTTTGAGGTTGCTTTTAGCTTTAAGTTAAGCCCCGACGAAATAATTAAATGGAAATATTATAAAATATTGTGGTATTATATGTATATTAAAAAGAAAGAGATCTTAGAATCAGAAAAAAATTATGAATATATAAAGATAATGGGGGCTTTCATAAATCCTAGTATTGCTTCAGAACTCAAAAAAGGCGAAACAATATCTGAATCCTTTGACCCATTTTTGGAAAAAACACTAGAAGATGTGAAAAACAATTTAGTTTATGGATAATAATATTAAAAAAGCTAAACAAGAATTAGAAAAATTCGCTGATATACTTTCTGTTAGTGAGCGTTTTTCTGGGAATATCAGGGAATTAGGGAAAGAAGGTAAGAGGTTATTTGGAAAGGCAATAAATAATACTGAGAAATTAATTGTTTCTTTAAGTGAGTTAGATGAAGCTTTCGCTATAGAAAATTATACCAATAAAATAGCTCGATTAAAAGAATTACAACATAAATCTACTGGATATGAAAAAGAACAAATATTAAGAATGGAAAATGAGATAAGATCTCTATTGTCAACAAGTAGGGGTGCTAAATTATTTGATGCAGAAACTATAGCTAAAAATGCTAAAGCTAAGCATGAAAAAATAGTTAAAAAATCCTTTGAAGATTTGTATGATAATTTTGCTGGATTAGCTAGAGATTTAAGTAAAACTCTTGGGAAGAGTAGTATTGGTGCTAAATTAGAATCTTATCTTTTTACTAAACAAGAAAAAGAGGGTATAGGTGGTGTTCTTGGGAAAGGACTTGGAGTTGCTGCTACCAAGTTAGGGTTAGAAGGTCTTGATAAGATATCGTCAACCTTAAATATGTTATCTGGCACATTTACGAGAATTTCTCTTAGTGCAGGGGTATTTATAACAGCTTTTAAAACAATAGGAGAAATAGTTGTAGGTGTTACAGATTTGGTTAGAAAGTTTAAGTCTTTGTCTGGAAGTTTGCAGTTTATTGGTGGGTTAAGAAGTGTTGGAGATATTGGTGCTGAGATACAAGAGGGGGTATATAAAAGATTATTATCTTGGACGGAATTAAGTGGGACTGGTAAATATAAAGAAATAGTAGAATTGATTCCGACGGTTCTAAAAGACAGCAATATGTTTTCTAGAAATATTAATGAAAACCTTTCTGATATAGCTTCACAAATGAC